ACTGCAATAGGTTCGTCTACTACGTTTACTGGCGTAGTACGTGCTACATCATCTACTACAGCAGCCGCTCACGCAAATGGTGTAACTGTAGCGCAGTTTGATGGAGGCGGTCTACCTCAGTTTGTAGTTAGAAAACCTGACAACAATTACTTACTATATCCACACCCTACAAAATCTTATCAAATAAAGTTTGACTATTTTACTTTTCCTGCAGATCTTGCTGCACACGGTGATACTACTACTATACCTGATAGATTTTCTTACATTATTGTTGCTGGTGCAACTGCCTTCGTTTATCAATATAGAGGTGAGGTAGCACAGTATCAATTAAACATGGAATTATTTAATGATGGCATAAAAAGTATGCAATCTTTACTAGTTAATAGATTTGAGTATTTACGCTCTACATACCCATTAGGAACGTCTTCAGTTGCAAGACCTAACGCTTTAAGAGTATCTTAATATGCCAGATAGTTCACAGGTAGAACCAGTCTCCTTTAACTGTGAAGGAGGTTTAGTATTAAATAAATCTACTTTTTTAATGCAACCAGGAGAGGCTCTTGAGTTACAAAACTTTGAGCCTGACATTGGTGGCGGCTATAGGCGTATAAATGGTTTTAATAAATATATAAATCATATTGTTCCTCAGACTACAGCATCTTCAGAGGCAGTATTAATGTGTACTGTTTTTTCTGATAAAGTACTGGCAGCTAGAGGTGAAAAGATATGGAGTTCTGCATCTACAACAGTAACTATTGCTATAGCTTCAAGTGCATCTATGTCAGGTTCTGGAACAATTAATGTTTTTAGTACTGCAGGATTTACTGCAAGTGGTACGCTACAAATTGATAGTGAGATATTTACGTATACAGGTATAACTTCTTCTACATTTACAGGTGTAACTCGTGCTACAGCATCTACTACTGCTGCCGCTCATGCAGTAAGAGATATAATTTCAGAAAGTTGGACACTACGAGATACAGGTAGGACTAGTGCAGCAAAATACAACTTTGAAAAGTTTAACTACAATGGTAGTAACAAAATTATTGTAGTTGATCAAGACAATGCACCTACAGTATTTAATACATCATTTGCAGCAACTGACGTAAGTGAAAGTGCTGTAGCTGGTGCAAAATTTGTTACTTCTTTTAAAGGGCATATGTTTTATGCAGGTATGTCTAGTACGCCAGAAGAATTAGTATTTAGTCAACCTTTTGATGAAGATGCTTTTAGCAGCGGTAGTGGCGCAGGGAGTATTAGAGTAGATGATACTATAGTAGGCATTAAGACTTTCCGTGAAAATCTTTTTATCTTTTGTGAAAATAGAATATTTAGTTTATCTGGTACATCTTCTGCTAATTTTGCAATAGCTCCCGTTACTCGTAACATTGGTTGTATTAATGGGGATACTATTCAAGAGTTTGCAGGTGATTTAATTTTCCTTGGTCCAGACGGATTAAGAACTGTTGCAGGTACAGCTAAGATTGGTGATGTTGAACTAGGTACAATAAGTACAAATGTACAACCTATATTTGATGATCAAATAGATGACGCAGTTGCTTTTGAAAGTATAGTTATACCAGATAAAACACAATATAGAATATTTTTTACTAAAGAAGGTCAGGCTGATTCATTAACTAAAGGCGTTATATGTGTAAGAAAAGGTCAAGGTTATGAGTTTTCTGAAACTAAAGGTATGAAACCTGCTTGTACTGATACAGTAGTAGATGTAGGTGATGTAATTGTATTACATGGTGATTTCACAGGTTTTGTAAACAGACAAGAAATAGGTAATGACTTTGCTGGTACGGTTATATTTGGTAAATATAGAAGTCCTGATTTAAGTTTTAATGACTTAGGTATCAGAAAACATATGCAAAGAGTAATAGTTAACTATAAACCAGAATCAGCTATAGACGCAGACTTATTTTTACGGTATGATCAAGAATCAGCGGAGTCCTCTAGACCTGCTGCATACCCTTTAGATTCATCAAAGGTAGCTGCTCAATATGGAGTTGCTACATACGGAGCAACAGGTACATACGGTGGTACAACACAACCTTCTGTAAGACAAGCAGTAGAAGGATCAGGATTTACAATAGCCTTAAGAGTAAACGATGGTGGTTTAACAGCCCCTTATTCTCTTAAAGGATTTCAATTAGAATATCAAATAGGAGCGAGAAGATAAATGGGTGCTATATATACAAGACAGTCCTCTTATACTGATGGCGATGTAATTACCGCAGCAGATACTAACAATGAGTTTGATCAGTTGCTGGCTGCATTTGCTGCGTCTACAGGACACACACACGATGGTACAGCTAATGAAGGTGGCCCAATAACTAAACTATTAGGTACTTCTATTACAATAGGTGATGCTACATCAGGTACAGATATAACAGTAACATTTGATGGTGAATCAAATGATGGTGTATTTAAATGGATGGAAGATGAAGACTACTTTGAGTTTTCTGATGACATACTTGTAGCTACCACAGAAAAAATACAGTTCCGTGATACCGCAATATACATTAACTCTTCAGCAGATGGACAGCTTGACATTGTAGCTGACACAGAAATACAAATAGCAGCTACTACTGTAGATATTAATGGTAATGTAGATGTGTCTGGAACACTAACAGTTGCAGGTGCTGTAGACTTTGGTGATGCTGCACTCTCAAATGTAGGTGCGGTTCAACTTGACTCTATAGCTGGTGACGGAGACACAGACACTAGCATTACATTTTCTGGCTCTAACGTAATTACTGTTGCTAATGGTGGCACAGGTCAAGTTACATTTAACGATGGTTCTATTGCTCCTGTTACTGACTCAGATGTAGACTTAGGTACATCCTCCCTTTACTTTAAGAATGCTTATATAGATTCTATAACTACTACAGGTAACTTAGATATAGAAGGTGACATTGACGTAAATGGTACTACTAACTTAGATGTAGTAGACATAGACGGTGCGGTTGACATGGCTACAACACTTGCTGTCGCAGGTAATGTAGACTTTAACGGTGATCTTGATGTAGATGGTACAACTAACTTAGATGTAGTAGACATTGACGGTGCGGTTGACATGGCTAGTACACTAGCTGTAGCTGGAGTTTTAACTGGTGCATCTTTAGACATCTCAGGTGATATAGATATTGATGGTACAGCTAACTTAGATGTTGTTGATATTGATGGTGCAGTAGATATGGCAAGCACTCTTACTGTTGCAGGTAACTCTGTTTTAGCTTCTGCTGATGTTACAGGTGTTGCAACAGCAGCTACATTTGAGCCAGACGGTGACACAGCAGCAGGTGATAACGCAGCTATAGGTTACACTTCTGTTGACGGTTTGATCATTACAGGTCAAGGTTCAACAAATGATGTAACAATTAAAAATGATGCTGACGCTATTGTTATGCGAGTTCCTACAGGAACAGATGACGTAGTCTTTACAGATAACGTTACTATATCAGGTGACTTAACTGTAACAGGTACAACTACACAGGTTGACACAGTTACTATGGAAGCAGCTAACGCTGTAGTATTTGAAGGTGCTACTGCTGATGCTCACGAGACTACACTTACAGTTGTAGATCCTACAGCAGACAGAACAATTAACTTACCTAATCAATCAGGTACAATTCCAGTATTAGCTGCAGCAAGTAATACTGCAATTACTTCGACTCCTGCTGAACTGAATAAACTTGATGGTGCAACTGTTGTAGTTGGAGAAATTAATGCATTAGATTTAGGCAGTACAGCTATAGGAACTGCAATAGCCAGTAAAGCCGTTGTACTAGATTCTAGTAAAGACTATACAGGTATACAAAATCTCACGATAACGGGGGAACTCGATGCTGCTACCCTAGATATTAGTGGTGCCATAGACATTGCAGGGAATAGCGTATTGGCCTCTGTAGATGTTACGGGACTTGCCACAGCAGCAACCTTTGAGCCAGATGGTGACACAGCCGCAGGAGACGATGCGGCAATAGGTTATACCGCAGCCGAAGGTCTTATATTGACTGGGCAGGGTTCTACCAATGACGTAACTATAAAGAATGATGCAGATGCAGATGTTATAGAAATACCGACTGGCACAACCAATGTGATTATAGCGGGTACGTTGCAAGGTGGGGGTGAAGTGTCTGCCGATGAGTATAATTTACCAATATCATTGAATGCAACTGATGGTTCTGCTACTGATGCTGGAGATAATATTATTCTTGATTCCAGTGCAGATGGAGTGGATGTTGGCGAAAGGTTACTGTTTGAAGGTGGGGTAGCACATGAAAATTTTGGAGAGTTTTCTGGTACGACTAAATTTGAAAATTTAATTGCTGATGGTAATGTTGGTATAGGTACAACTGCTCCTGCGAAAAAGTTGAATGTATCAAGCTCTGCCGAAATAGCAAGGTTTGACGGTATCGCAGGAGCAAATGACCATAATATTTCGATAAAAAATAATAGTGAAACAAATAATACATCTACGAATATATTTTTCGCAGACAGCTATGACGGAACAAATTACGCAAGCTCTTATATTCGCGGAACTGCCTCTGGAACTTCTGTT